AAAAAAAGAGAAGGGTTTAGACCTTTTGCACCAATGGTATCCGAGCAATCATCTTCAACATATTTTGAATATGAAGATAAAGTACCGTATATGAATCAGGTAGTAAAAGTAAAAAAAGAACACGCAACACATTTACCTGCAATAACTCATATAGATAATTCTGCACGAATACAGACAGTTAATAAAAGACAACATAGGAGAATGTATAATTTACTTGAACGATTGAGAGAAATAAATGAATATCCAATGGTAATCAATACTTCTTTTAATTTAAAAGACCAAACAATGGTTCTAACACCACTTGATGCAATTAAAACATTTTTAAATTGTGAGATGGATACTTTAATACTTAATAATTATATTGTAAAAAAGAAAATAATTTAAATTTTCAATTAATTACATTATACTTATTGTAAGATAGAGGATACTAATAATAGGTTATAAATTCCCTCGAAAATCTCTAATCGTATAACAAAGTGGTTAGTACAAAATGCCCCTCCAATCGGCGGGGTTTTTTTATACATAAATATATAAACCCCCAATACACTTCTTTAATTCGGTATAAAATATATATCGTAACTTTTTTTGTAATATATACTATAGTTATTCTTGACATGTCCGATGTTTTAGAGAAGGAAGAGGTTATATATTTCTAACAAAAACAGAGGAGAACAACAATATGGAATTTCTAAATAAAATGGGTGATTGGGCAAAATCACTTACTGAAATCGGTATTAGTATCATTGCTCTTGGAGTAGTATTAGAAGTATTATTCAAAGGTGCAGCGATTCCTTTTTGGCCTGAAGTATCAGTAGTGGATAACATTATGGGTATTATAGGTTCATTAAGTAACGAAGGCTTACTAGGATTAGTAGGGGCTGGAGTTATATACCACATCCTAAAAAAGAAAGCATAATATATACTTTCTAAGAATGTACATTATAAAGAACCTCACCTTAAAAAGTGAGGTTTTTTTGTTTATCATATTTATATACAAGATAATGTGGTAAAATCATGAGTACAGAATTTGAATTATTTCCAGGAAAGAACTTAGGTGGCTTGTTCAAGGATATCTACGATAACCAACAAGTTAAGAAACAACGAATATCAGAATTAATTGCTGAGATGAGAAAACTTGTCCGTCATGCACCTGATATGATGGCAATGGGACCGATTATAAGAGATTTAATCGATTCAGCGGTTAAGAACGATGATTCACTTATTAAAATGGCAGCTATCGCTCAAAGGATTATAGGAGCAGCTCAAGCTTCAGATGGAGATACAGGTTTTTTATCAGATAAAGAAAAAGAACAATTACTACAACAATTTGATGAAACAATAACACAAGTTAGTAATGAACATGATATTAAAGTAGATGATCTTACTAATGAAGTTGAGGAGTTAAAACAAAAAGTAAAAGTAAAAAACAATGAGTAGAACATCACAAGCAACTGCAGTTGGAGGTAGAACACAGAGATCAAAGACACCCGTCCTTATGGGGATTGTACTTGATGTGATTACCAACGATGAGCATGAAGCTATAATCGATTTAGGTGTTGGTAAAAATGATACAAGAAATACATACGAAATTGGTTTTGCTAAAATTAGAAGATTGGATGATAATCAGTCTCCAATAGAACAACTTAGATTTTATGCACCGCATGATTATGCAAATTTAGAATTACCTCTTATTGGCGAATCCGTTGAAATACTTAAACGTGGAAACGGAGAACTTATTTATAAGAGAATTACTAGTAGTACTCTTAATACCGGAAATTATGTTGAAGGTGTAAATGAGATAATGAACCCTAATAAAGAACCTGCAAGTGATGGAGGAGCTGGTGAGTATTCAACAACATCACAAACAGGTACACCAAATGGAGCAGGAGGAGCAGCTGATTCTCCAGAAAATGAATACTTTAAAGAAACTCAAGTAAATCATTTAAACTTTTTTGAAGGAGATAAGGTTATACAATCACGTTTCGGTCAATCAATTCGTTTTAGTGGATATAACAATATAGATAATGTTTTAGCTCCAACAATCGTAATAAGAAACAGACAAGGTTCTAAATCTTTAGAAGAACTAAAAATCGGAACACCTACTTATGAAGATATCGTTGATGATGGTTCAACTATTGTAATGACAAGTGGAGAACATTTATTAGAATTTTCTCCTGGTCAGATTGATACACCATTAGAAACTACTCCAATTTATGCAGAAGAACCTGAATTAAAAGGAACTGATCAAGTTCTTATCAATAGTGGTAGAATTATTTTATCATCTAAAGATTCTGAAATGTTATTTTACTCAAAAGGAAATTACTCATTTATATCAGATGGTAAACTTACAATAGATAATGGGTTGGATGGTGCAGAAATAGATTTAAATGGAGAGTATAGAACTACTACTAATGATAACAACATGTACTTCCTAGGAGGAGCTGGTGAAATATATTTAAATACTGAATCATCTGCAGAACCACTTTCAAGAGGTCAAACTCTAATCGATATCTTGGCTGAATTGTGTGATGCCATAAATGCTCAAATATTTTCAACACCAGCTGGACCTACAATGATGGGACCGAACAATCGTGGTGATTTCAACAAGATTAAATCCAAATTAGATACTATACTATCCACACTTAATTATACAGAATAACTCATGTCTTTCGCAATATTCAAATCAAATATGATGAGCTACATGAAAAATCAGGATGGTATAAAGGCATTTCCTGAATTCGCTCAGAAGATTACTTCAGAATATGATATGTGTATTAGAAGAGGGTTACAAACTGTAAATAACATTCCAATACAAACGCCAAATATTGCATTAATGCAAAGGTTTGTTGAACTTGCATGTACAATTGCACTTTCAAAACAAAAAGGTAAACATACTTTTGCTGATGATATTGGTAAGGGAGTTGTTGGTTATTGGACAGGTGCAACATTAGTAACAGGAATCCCACCAATTATTCCTGCTCCTGGTTCTATGTTAAATTTAACTACAACTGCAGCATTTGTATCATCACCAGGAACTTGGACACCAGTAGGACCACTTAGTCCAACTGATGATAGTGGTGTATTTTTAGATAAACTTATCGCATCAATGGTATCACATTTACCAACAACTTCAGGATTGTATATGACAATATCTTTATATCCTGGTGCACCTCCATTCGTTGCACCGGGTGTATTACCATGGACTGGGTTCACCGTTCCACCTGCAGGAGTAAGTCCAGGGAAAATACCATCTAATTCAATATTTAGTGCTGTTCTTAATGTCCTTAAAGCAGTTGGAGAAGATGTAGCAGCTACATTAACAGGTGCAGATAGGGCATTGTTTACTGCAGAAAAAGCAGAAGCTGATGCAGTTGCTAATGATACATCATTACCTGCATCTGGTAGGTCAAGTGCAAAAGAATATTCTAATTTAAAAGCAGCTGAACTTTCATCCGGTCAATTAAATGCAACTCCTGTTGAATTAACAGAAGAAGAATTGAAAGCAATTGAAGAAAGTACACCAGATGCATATAAATGTGAAGTTGGAACTAAAATAGTTGCAATTGCAAAAAGAGATATTGGTATTTTAGAAACAGGTACACCACCGGGTTTAAACTATGGAGGATTTCCTGGTGGAGTTCAAAAGAAACAAAGAGGTAGAATTGATGATATGTTTGATAACGTTGGATTGGATAACCAAGCTAAAGTTAGAAGAAAAGGAAGTGGATACTATTGGTGTGCAGCTGCGGTTGCTACTTGGTGGCAAGAAGCTGGATTGGAAACTCCAAGTGGTGGAGCAAGTTGTGATAATTGGATGAGTTGGGGAAAACAAAAAGGATACTGGTCATCAACGCCCAAGATAGGAGCTGCTGTATTATATGGTAAGCCATCTGATGCACATCACATTGGTATTGTTGCAGCAGTAACCCCAACCGGAGGAGTCATTACAATAGAAGGAAATACTGGTGGTGGAGGATTTAGTAGGAATGGGTGTGGTGTATTTCAAAAAGTTCCTAAAAGATATTTGGGATTTGTGATACCACCATCGTGTGTATAAGAACCATAAAATCAACAAAGATATATTTATAGTAAGATAACAAGAATTAGAAATGAATAACAAACAATTAATTAAAGTAATAAAGGCACTAGTTGAAGTAGAAGTTGCTAAAAAGCAAACACTATTTTTGTCTAAAACATTTCCGAAAATCTTAGAAGCTGAAGTTAGTAAAAGATTATTGGAAGTTACAAATGTACCAAAAAAAGTATTAAAGAAGAAAGTACAAGATCCATTTGATATGGCAAATGAAGCTCTTCGAGTAGAACAATCAGCAACGGTTGTTCCAATACAAGAAAACATACAAACAACACAAAGAACATTTTCAAAGAACGCGGTTTTAAATCAAGTTTTAAACCAAACAACTCCATTTTCAAAAGCTCAAAGAGCAGGTGGAGGAACACCAGGAGGTGGAGCATCTGTATTAGATAATTTGCCAACACAAACACAACAAGTTCAAGAAAATACTCATATACCTTCTTATATGGATGCAGAACCAGATATTGACCAAACAGTTAATATGAGTACATCATTAGGAGCGGGTGGACCAGAAGCAATGAGAGCTCAGATGGCTCATAAAATGGGATATCAATCAGTTGGAACTCAACCAAGTAAAACAGGATTGGGTGTACAAACAGGATTACCTGGTTTAGATAGAATTCTAAACAGAGATAATTCTGCATTAGTTAAAAAGTTTAAAACAAGATAGTAAAAAAAGATGGCTTACATTCTAGATAAGAAAATAGTAAAAGATACCGAAGAGTTTTCGAACTCCGCGTATGGAATTACTTTACCTCTACAACCAGGAAATGGTACTATGTTTTCTCAATCATATTCCTCGTTTGAAGCGGCAAAAAGTAATTTAAAAAATTTACTATTAACTAGAAAAGGAGAAAGACCTTTTCAACCTGATTTTGGAACTGGTCTAGCAGCTTTATTATTCGAACCACTTACTGATGGGGTATTAGAAGATAAAATTGAAGATGCAATAACAACTAGTGTTAATTATTGGTTACCATATATTGATATTGATGAAATAGAAGTACAGATGACCGATGAAATGAAGGATTTAAATAGAGCGATAGTAAAACTAAAGTTTTCAGTTGGTGGGCAATTTAAAGAACAAGAAATAACATTCAACATAGAGGCATAAAAAGAGATGGCATTAAATCAAGTAACAAAAAAATCAAATTCAGGTAGGGATATAAAGTACCTTAATAAAGATTTCTCAAAATTTAGAGAAAACTTAATTGATTACGCAAAAACATATTTCCCACAAACCTATTCTGATTTTAACGAATCTTCTCCAGGAATGATGTTCATAGAAATGGCATCATATCTTGGTGATGTATTATCTTATTATACAGATGATTCATTGAAAGAATCATTAATGTTATATTCTGAAGATAAACAGAATGTAGTTGCACTTGCTGAATACCTTGGATATAAACCAAGAGTAACATCAGCATCTATTGTTAATCTTGCAGTATATCAAACAGTACCTGCAATTGGGATAGGAGAAAATGTTAGACCTGATTTAGAATATTGTTTAAGAATTAGAGAAGGAATGGTAGTTGTAGCATCAAAAACAGGTACCAGATTTAGAACAACAGAGTTATTAGATTTTAATGTAGAAGATAATAGAGAAATTTCAATATATCAAACTGATGCTGGAACACCTACAACATACTTATTGAAAAAATATGTAAATGCACAATCGGCGGAATTAAAAACTATTGAATATGATTTTGGAGCATCACCTCAACAATTTTCTAAAATAATGATTGGTGATAGAAATGTAATTGATATTTACGATGTAAGGGATTCTAATGGTAATAAATGGTATCAAGTTCCATATCTAGCACAAGAGATGGTATATGTTGATTATGCAAACACAGAACAAAATGATAAAGATTTAGCTCAATTCAAAGAATCTGTACCAAATGTTCTTAAAGTTTTAAAAACATCAAGACGATTTACAACAAAAGTAAATCAAAATAATACAACATCAATTATATTCGGTTCAGGTAATTCAACCTCATCAGATGAACAATTAGTTCCTACTTTTAAAAATGTAGGATTAGGTCTTAATTCTTCTATTGATAAAATGGGTGCATTTTATGATCCTTCAAACTTTCTAAAAACACAATCATATGGACAAGCTCCCAAAGGTGTATTTACCGTATCTTATTTAGTAGGAGGTGGAGTTAAATCAAATTGTGGTGTTGGTGAATTAAATAATATTGAAACAATTACTTTTGATGATGATGGTATATCATTTCAACCATCTGAACTGGCATTATATAACACATCTAAGAGTTCAGTAGCTTGTGATAATGAAGAACCTGGAACTGGAGGAAGAGGAGGAGATACAATTGAAGAGATTAGAGAAAATGCACTAGCAAACTTCGGAGCTCAAAACAGAGCAGTAACTCGTAAAGATTACCAAGTAAGAGCATTATCTTTACCACCTAAATTTGGTGGTATCGCGAAAGCTTATTGTGCACCTGATGGTGAGTTAGATAATAATTCTCCAGCTTCAATTTTAAGTAATCCAAATTCACTTGAAGAATTTACAGGATTAGTTCAATCACTTGGTGGTTCTAATAAGACTGAAGATGAAATAAAAACAGAAGTAACTAAGTTCTTAGGTAGTAAAAAGAGTAATGTAACTGAGAAAAACAATCCACTTGCAATTAACCTATATTTACTTGGATATGATAATAATAAAAATATATCAACATTAAACCAAGCAGTTAAAGAAAACCTAAAAACATACATTAGTGAATACAGAATGTTAACAGATGGTATTAATTTAATTGATGGTTATGTTATAAACATTGGATGTGATTTTGAAATAAGAGTTTATGGAGGATATAATAAAAGAGAAGTATTAGTTAAGGTTCAACAATCCTTAGCAAATTACTTTAATATAGATAATTGGACATTTAACATGGCTATTAATATCTCTGAAATAGAGTTATTAATCGCAGGTGTTGAGGGAGTTCAATCCGTACCAAAGTGTGAGATAGTAAATAAATGTTTAGGAAGTTACTCATCTCATTCATATAATATATCAGATGCAACTAAAGGTAAAATGGTTTACCCATCTTTAGACCCATCAGTATTTGAAGTTAAGTTTCCTAACAAAGATTTAAAAGGGAGGGTGGTATAATGTATTATTTCGTAACAGCATCAAAAGATTCAACAATTTATTTACAACAACCATCTCAAAATACTGGTAGAGATGAGATATTGGAAATATCTAAAACATATTATGGTAATTTAAAAGATATTGCACATACATTAATTCAATTTAATACAAATGAAATATCTTCTTCAATCGCAAGTGGAGAAATCACGGCATCATCCGCAGATTTAGTACTTAGAGAATGTGAATCTGTAGAGATTCCAACAGATTACACAATATACGGATATGCAATTTCTCAATCATGGGATGGTGGTATTGGTACTAGATTTGATAAAATATCAACCGATGGTTGTACTTGGAACAAGAGAACATCTTCTTCTAATTGGTTAATCGGTTCAGCTTCATTAGAGAGTTCAGGTTCACATAATGGTAAGGGAGGAATGTGGCTAACTGGTTCTGCAGTATCTCAATCATTTGAATATCAATCAGCTGATATGGCAATGAACATATTAGAACCAATTAATAAGTGGGTGGCAGGTACATTCCCAAATAATGGATTAATCCTAATGCATGATTCTGCATTAGAAAATGATACTGAAGATTATGGACAGTTAAAATTCTTTTCAAAAGAAACAAATACTATTTACCAACCTAAATTAAGAATTGGTTGGGATGATTCTACGTATAATACTGGTTCTCTCACAGAACTTACATCAGATGATATACATGTAACATTCAAAAGATTAAAAACTACATATAAGAGAGGAAGTAAACCAACAATAAGAGTTTTTGCAAGAGAAAAATATCCTCTTAAGACTTACGCCAACACATATTCTTATAAAGATGTTAAATACTTACCATCAACCGTTTATTATCAAATTAAAGATATAGTAACTGGTGAAGTAGTTGTTCCATTTGATGATACCTATACTAAAGTTAGTTGTGATGCAAACGGACACTTCTTTAAATTAAATTTAACAAATTGGGAAATTAATAGAGATTATTATATTGAAACAAAGATAAATAGAAATGGTGTAATAGAATACTTTGAAGATAAAGATTTGACATTCACCGTAGAATTGTAAAATGGCAGCTAAACCTGAAGATTATAGAGTTAGTGAACTTTTAAAAAAAGGTTCTAAAGAAATAGATAAAACTAGAGATAAAAAAACTGGTTCTATCATGGTGCGCAAAATGGATGGGAGAAATGTCCCAAATAAATTATCTAAAGAAGATGCAAAACAATTTGTTAAGTTCAAAAAAAGAGGTAAATCTGTTAGTTGGTTAAAAGAGAAAAGACCATTTGTTAAGTATGGTATGAAACCAATACGAGATACAAAAAATCCAAATTCTGTAAAATATAAATCAGATTGGATAGATACCGATGAATTTGATACTATACAAGAAGAACAAGAAAGATTTAGTGGAGAAACATCTGGATACATTGAAAAGCCAAAATATAACGAACAGGAACTACAAAAATCTTTAGATGTTAAGGTTGATGAGTTAATAAAAAAACAAAAACCTAAAAAAGGTCCTTTTATACTTAAGGAAAAATATGATAAACTTCAAGCAAGGTTTGATTCCAAAGTAGGAGAATTACAAGAAAAGGTAGTAGAGTTAAATGAACAAATAGCAATTAGTGAAGAATTAAGAAGCATTGTAGCACAACTAGAAATCTCAGAAGATTCTGCATTACTACAAAGAGCAGCTGCTGAAGATGAGACCGAAGTTGCAAATGATAGGTTTACAAAACTATTATCAGATTTCCAACAGTCTCTTATTAAAGGTACTAAGGAAGGTATAGAGAGAGTTTCTCTTACTGCACAAGTTCGAGGATTACAAGCACAAAAAGCTACCTTAAAAGAACTCCTTGAAGTACAAAAAGGTATTGTATCACAACTGGAAAGTCAAGTATCCGGAGCAGCTGCAGAAAGTGCGGCGGCAGCAAGTGGATTAACACCAACTGCTGGTAATGAAGTTTATTTTGCCGTTGTAAGTGACCAGGATCCTGGTGAAGAAAACGGTGCAAAATGGACAACTGCAAGGAAAAAAGCAAAATCTAGTGGTAAAGCTGGTGTAATAAAGGTAAAGAATCTTAGAGATGATGGGAAGAAAATAACTAAGATTAAATTAATACAAACATCTGGTGGAGGTATTTCAGGAAAAGTAATAGGTCTTGGTAATGATAGTAGTGGAATGAAACAATCAGTAAATGTAAATATTGAACAAGGACAAGAATATTCAGAACCATTTTACTTTAGAAAATCAATTGGTGGAAAGAATAATCCAAAAC